GCAGATTTTACGCTTTTTGACGAGCAGACCGTAAAGCGCTTAATTGTGGAGCAGCCGGACGTAATGCCATACTACCCCGAAAGGCTGGCGCTAAAGCGGGGCATTGACTTGGCTTTTGGAAAGCAGCAGATTACAGCAAGCGTTACAGGCTCCATTTTGCAAGGCAGAAGCATCAAGCAGATATCCGATGATTTGCAGTCCAGAATCGTCACAATGAGCCGTGTAAGCGCCATTCGAGCGGCAAGAACGGCAGTTACCGCCGCACAGAATGCCGGTAGAATGGACAGCTACGCCGCCGCTGACGAGATGTGGGGTATCAAATCCAAGAAAAAGTGGGTAGCAACAAAGGATTTGCGCACCCGCCACGATCATGGCATGGCAGATAATCAGATTGTGGACTACGATCAGCCGTTCGATGTCGGCGGCTATAAGATGATGTTCCCCGGTGATGGCTCGTTGGGAGCGCCGGGACATGAGCTGTATAATTGCCGCTGCACGGTTGTGAATGCCACTGACGACGATCTGGAAGCGGAACGCCACATGATGCGCGTGAAGAATCCCGAAACCGGGGAATATGAGCTTGTAAAGAAAAAATCGTACAAAGAATGGTACGACGAGAAGAAAGCACAGTATCCTCCGGAAAAATGGGCGGGCATGGTGAAAGCTGGTAAAAACTATCAGGCAGACCAACGGGAATATGCAGAATACCGTGAAATTCTGGGTAAAAAAGCACCAAAAACATTTGCAAAGTTCCAGGATTTGAAGTATAATAACGCTGACGGGTGGGAGGCGCTCAAAACTGCAAGGCAAGTTGCAAGTGCGGCAAAATCTGATATAATTAAAGCAAAGCCCGAAATAAAGCCAGTAACTTTAAGCCTTTCCAACTTAGAGGAATTGGAGAAGTGGCAAAACGAGTATTATGCGACAAACTCGAGCGTCGAGTTTACGAAAAAAGCAAACCCGAATATATCCAAGTATTCCGGCGGTGCGTATAGCGCAATTAACGCCGTAGAGCGCGGCGGAGCGGCGTATGAAAAGGCGCTGCGCTGCTACGGGAACCTCGACGGGTACAAGGAGATAAGCGACGGCGTTTCTGCGGAAATATCAAAGTTCAAGCTTTCAACGGACTTGAACGTGAAGCGTGTTGTCGGTGATGTTGGGTATATTACAGGAGGCGGGTCATCTGTTGATGATATGGTCGCGAGTATCGGGAAGCTATATACAGAAAAAGGATTTACAAGTACGACAATAGCGCAAGACGCGCAACTCCCGTTTGGAGGGCATAAAGATACGCAGACGGTTCTTGATATTATCGTGCCAAAGTCAACACGCGGCGCTTATATTTACAAAATGGCAGACAACCCAGCGGAATTTGAATTTCTGATAGACAGAGGAACAACATACAAAGTCCTTGATGCGGGGGAAAGAACTGTTAAAAAAAGCATTTTCGACCTAAAATCAAGAGAGTTTGTGGAGAAAGAAGTCCCCGAACGATATATGAAATTGGAGGTTGTTTCGCAATGAAAGAGACGGTGCTTGACTGGCTTCCGATGTTTGCGGAGTTTGTGAAAGACCCAACATCTGATTTTTCTGTTGGGGATTTTGTGGAAATTGAAAAATCGGCTACACCGAATGCAAAAAACGCTTACAGGAAATACATCAAATTCATTTCTCGCGGATTGCAGAACTGGGATGATCTGATTATTGAAAATCGGCGTATTGTTGGTATCGCTAAAACTGCAACGGGGAAATCAAAAGAGCAATGCGAGATAGTTTTGCGGCTCATTGCAGATGGATGGATTGATAATGAACCATTCATTAAGGGGTAACGTATGAGCGTTGAAATCCACGACAGCAGCAAAGCGGAAAGCTGACAAATAGAAGTAAATAGGCTTGAATAAATCAAAAGCACTGTGCAAATTGCATGGTGCTTTTTCTATGCCCAAATCTTCCAACCAGATAAAAAAGAAGCGGGCTGGAATCCCCGCTTGTGGCGGATTATGCGTATGCGCCGCCACGAACCGCACAAGACCGGCTCTGGAAGAAGCAGAAAAGGAGGGGGAAATGAGCATTACATTTGTGGATAACTCTGACGAAATCCTCCGCGCCCTTGGTGAAGCGTGTGAGCGCGGCTTATTTCGGTGTGGCGAAAAAGCTGTAGAATATGCCAAGGATTTATGCCCCGTTGATACTGGGAATTTGCGCAACAGCATTACACATACCGTGGAGGATGGGAAAAAAGCCATTGTTGGAACGCCTACCGAATACGCCATTTATCAGGAAATGGGAACGGGCAAATACGCCGAGGGAGGCGGAGGCCGTCCTACTCCGTGGAAATACCAGGACGCGCAGGGGATCTGGCATTGGACAGCTGGCAATCGGGCGCACCCGTTTATTAAGCCGTCAATCGCCGATCATCAGGGAACGTACAAAAACATTCTAAAAGACGAACTCACCAAAGGAGATTGACAGGGCGTGGAAACCAGAAAAATTAACATTCTTGGAGATAGTAACGGAGGGGAGGAATAAGAATGGGCGGTAGAGGAAGCGCCGGCGGTGCCGGCAAGTTCGGGAAAGAGGCTGGGGTCGGCCTATCGAAACGAGATATTGAACGCGCAAATGCTGCATCCATAATCGATATGGGCGATATTATAAACCGAACATTTGAACGTAATATAGCGGAAATTAACGGGCTATCTCTTTCGGATAATGAGAAAAAAGATGCCACAACCAAGATGAAAAATCTCGCAACCAATGCGTTGAAAACGGCGGCGGGGGCAGTCAATCCTTATTCAAGCGGGCCAGCAAGACTTACAACAGCGCAGAAAACGGGTAGCGCAGCAGATAGGGCTGCAAAAGCACGCGGAGAAATGGATAGTTTCATGCAATCGGTGCGCAGCAAATCAAGCAAAAACAAAAAAGCAGCAGAAAACAAAGCGTTTTCTAATGCGTTTGTTTCTGCACAAAAGTCTGGCGCGCTGGAAGTTACTGTGAACGGGAAAACGTACCGTAGAGCCAACAGGCGTAGTAGTACGTGGAGGCCAGTATGATAAACTTCGAAAATCTAGATAAAGCCATTTTTCCCGGCGTTGGAAAGTACGGAATACCTGAAATCGCGCCGACAACTGAATACCCGGCGGGCGAGTTTATCCCGATGAACTATGCCATGAGCTGCAAAAATCCGGAAGGAAAAATTTTGCATTCTTTTGTGGATGATTACCAATTTACTAGGTTTTGGAATACGCCAGACCGATATATTCCTATGCTGTCTCGGTTCGCCGCCGTGTGCGCACCGGATTTTTCCACATACACAGATATGCCACTGGCCATGCAGATTTACAACCACTATCGGAAACACTGGCTTGCGGCGTATTGGCAGGGGCACGGGCTTACAGTATACCCAACAATCAGTTGGAGTGATGAACAATCCTATGATTGGTGCTTCGATGGCGAGCCGGTAGGCGGCGTTGTTGCCGTGTCCAGCGTGGGAACGCAGAACAACAAGGAAGCTAATCGGCTTTTTCTTAAAGGATATGAAGAAATGATGAAGCGATTAGCCCCGTTATTTGTGATTTTTTACGGTAAAGTGCCGCTTGAATGCGATTGGAATGTAATTCGGGTACAGCCGTATTACAAACAGATAGAGAGCAGGAGAAAAGCCAATGCTGACCGCTGACCAGATTGAAGCCCTTGGAGATAAGGCACAGCAGCTCATTACCCCGGTGACGGAGTTTCTGATTGAGGATATTGCCGGGCGAATCGCGGAAGCTGGCCAATTCACCAGCACAGCGGCCTATCAGACATGGAGGCTTCAACTTTGAAAGTGGCCTTGCGGAAAACTCCGAATGGGCACAGAACGAGGAAATGGTAGATTTTTTTGCTATCCAGTTCCCCAAACTTATGGAAGCGTTCAAAAACGCTGACGCGATTTGAGGGGCGATACAGTACGTAGATTTTGCGTGCTGTTCGGCTCCTTTTTTGTTTATTTCGGTAAAACCCGCGAAGTATAGCGGCTTTTATATCACAGTCGTCCCCGAAGAATAGGGGCGAAGAAAGGAAGACTGAAACAATGGCATTAACTCGCAAACTTTTGAAGGGGATGGGGCTTACCGACGAACAGGTAGACACCATCATTGAAGCACACACCGATACCGTGGACGGCCTGAAAGCCGATATCGGGAGGTACAAGGCAGACGCTGAGAAACTTCCTGGCATTCAAAAGGAATTGGATGATCTGAAAAAGGAAGACGCTGACGGCGGATACAAGGCCAAGTACGAGAAGGAAAAGAAAGACTTTCAGGATTTCAAAGACGGAGTTGCCGCTAAGGAGAGCGCCGCCGCCAAGGAAAAGGCCGCGCGGGCGTACTTCCAGAGCAAGGGCATTCCCGCCGAGAGCATGGGGCTGGTTATCCGTGGAGCGAAAGCTGAAATCGACGGCCTGAAACTGGACGGCGAAAGTATCAAAGATACCGCCGCACTGGATGGGCTGCTTTCCGGCGATTACAAAGGCTTGATCGGCAAGACTACCACCACCGGCACCCAAACACAGACCCCGCCTGACACCTCTGGTGGCGCAAAGAGCCGCGCCGAAATCTACAAAAAGGACGATAAAGGCCGGTATCTTTTGTCCACCGCTGAGAGGCAGGCCGCGCTTGCTGAAAGTATGGCAAGCGAAAACAAATAACTTTTTTGAAAGGAGCTGTACAAATGGCAGCAAAAGAAAACGTAACGATTTCCACACAGTTCACCACGTCCGCGCGAGAGGTGGACTTTGTAACCCGGTTCAACGATAACTGGGACGCACTGCGCACCATTCTGGGCATTATGCGGCCTATCCGCAAGGCACCCGGCACGAAGCTGGTATCCTACAAGGCGGAGGTAGATGGCGACTTGCAGGGCGGTTCCACCGTAGCGGAAGGCGACGAGATCCCCTTCACCAAGATGAAGGTTTCCCCCGTCACCTATGGCGATATCGAGGTGGCCAAGTATGCAAAGAGCGTTACCATCGAGAGCGTGGCCAAATACGGCGCAGAGGTCGCCGTAGAAAAGACGGACGACGCTTTCCTGGTTGCCCTGCAAAACAAGGTTTTGGGTGACTTCTACACTTTCCTGGCTACCGGCTCTCTGGCGCTGACCCCCAAGACCTGGCAGCTGGCGCTCGCACAGGCCAAGGGCAAGGTGCTTGCGAAGTTCATGGGCATGGACAAGGACGTGACCGAGGTTGTTGGTTTTGCCAACATCATGGATTTCTACGACTACCTGGGCGACAAGGAGATTACCACCCAGACCATGTTCGGCCTTACCTATGTCCAGAACTTCCTGGGCTACAACACCCTTTTCCTCCTGCCTGACAAGTACGTCGCCGCTGGTAAGGTGATTGCAACCCCGGTTGAGAACATCGACCTGTACTACGTTGACCCGAGCGACAGCGACTTTGCCAAGCTGGGGCTGAATTACACCGTGAAGGGCGAAACGAACCTGATCGGCGTACATGTCGAGGGCGACTATTCCCGGGCTACCGGCGATATGTACGCCATCATGGGCATGAAACTGTGGGCGGAGTACCTGGACGGCATCGCCGTTGCCACTGTTACCCCGGCGGGGGGTTAAGGGCGGCTCTGACGGTTGACAAACCCGCACCGGAAACCGTGGACTTTGACGGAATGACGAAAGCGCAGCTTTTGGAGTACGCCAAAGAAAACGGTATTTCCGGGGTCAGCGCCGCAATGAACAAAGCGGACATTCTGGCCGTTGTAAAGAGCCGGTAAAGGAGGGAATCACATGGGGCATGCGGTAAGCCTGTATGAGCTGCTTGTGTACCTGCGTAATTTCTTCCCCGGCTTGCACTGGCAGTTTACCGGGGAGGAAATCACCGGGAACCGGATCGTTATTCCCGGCCTTGAAACAGGCGATTACTACCTGATCGAAGGAAGCCGGAGGAATAACGGGATTCACGTGTACGGTGATGCTGATTTGCGGAACGAAACTTATACCGGAATCGTTACGGAAATCTGCGTACCTCCGGAGGTGCTGGCGATTCTGGAAGAAATCAACACATGGCAGGAGAAGAACGCTGAGGCCGTACAAAGCCCGTATCAAAGCGAATCTTTCGGCGGCTACTCATACACAAAGGCAAGCGGTTCGTCCGGCTCCGGAGAAAGCACGAGCTGGAAAACGGTGTTTGCGCCGCGCTTGCGGATATGGAGGAAGATATGAGCTTGCTTGACTACTACCTGAATAACACGTGCGCACTGATGGAAAAGAAGCGCACCCCGGATGGTGAGGGCGGCTGGGCAACGGAATGGGCACAGGGCGCGGAGTTCGACGCGGCTATTATTCTGGATACCTCCATGCAATCCAGAATCGCGGAGAAGGATGGCGTTACCAGCGTGTACACCATTACCACCCGCCGCGCGAATCCTCTTTCTTTCCATGATGTATTCAAGCGGCTTTCCGATGGTGCAATTTTCCGGGTGACGAGCAACGGGAGCGATAAGGAAGCGCCAACCGTTGGCACTTTGGATATGTGCCAAGTCACCGCCGAGAAATGGGAGCTGACAAAATGACGGCAACAGAAGCGCTCTACAAGTTTTTTTCCGGCTTTAATCTCCCCGCGTATCCGGATACAGCGGTACCGAGCGACACCGTAATGCCCTACCTTACCTATTCCGTCTCCGTCGGCGGGTGGGGCGATATGGCGAACTCGCTGACGGTAAAACTGTGGTATCACACGGAGAAAGAGGCAGAGCCGAACGCCAAGGCAGAGGAAATTTCCCGCACGATAGGACGTGGAGGCATTCAGCTGCCTTGTGATACCGGCACAGTTTGGCTTATGCGCGGTGAGCCGTGGTGCATCAATTCCACATTTGAATCAGATCAATCCATCAAATTGCGGCAACTGAACGTTGCCGCAATTTTCAATACCATATAGGAGGAAATCAATGAAATTTACACAGATTCCGCAGGATACCTTTAAGGAGCTTGTGCTGAATGCCGGTGTTCTGCTTTCGGCCTTTTCGCCTGATACGGCGGAAGTCGCCGACGGCACTATTATTGGCGCTACCAGCGGCGGATTGACCTTCGCGGCAACGCCCAGCTTCTCCGATTTCGGCGAGGATATCGATAACTGCCC